CGTTCAGGGTGGTGGCACCCGCAGCCCAGCCGTTGGTGTTCAGGGTGAAGGTGGAAACGAACGCGTTACCCGCGCCGGGGTTGGACTGACCAGCGCCGTTGACGACCGGGGCCGCCGTGGTGCTGAACTGACCGATGACGTGCGTCGGGAGCTTCGTGTTACGGAAGCAGACGTAGCCCGCGGCCTTGTCAGCGATCACGCCCTCTAACCACTGGTCAGAGATCGTGGACTCGGGATTGAAGAGACCCTTGTTGTCACGCACGAAGTACCGCGAGGTCTGCGGGGTCGCCGTGAACGTACGCCGGTCGTCCTCAGGCGCCAACGCTTCCGTCAGGTACTGCTCGTTCTGGAGCAGCTGGTCGTAGGTAGCGGTGGTGTTGAAGGCGCCCGTGAACTTCGGGACGTTGTTGACCTGGCCCGTGGTGAAGTTCTCGATGCCGGCCGCGAGGCGCGCCATCGCGGGTTCGAGCACTTGCTCTTCGAAGTTGTTCAGCAACATCGCGCGCTCCACCGAGGTGAAGTTGATGTCGACGCCGAGCTGCTGGTTGACCAGCAACGTGGCGAAACGCTGAACCGAGTTCTGCGCGTTCATCTGCGGACCGGTACGGAGAGTGTACTGGAACGGGAGACGGATCGAGAGCTGTTGACCCAAGATGACCCCATTGATGGGGCCGGGCAGCAGGCTCTGGTAGTCACGGTTCGTACGACCCGTGAAGTTGCTCTTGGCGTGCAGCAGGACGAGAGCCTTGCGTGCGACCCATTGAGCGGTGATTAGTGAGTTAGCCATTATTCCTTTCCGATTTTATTTAGTTCAGGCCGCGCATTTTCCGAGCTTGCTCGCGACCTGACTGTTTGCCTAGCCTGTGCTGCCTAGCAAATTCCTCTACCGACATGTTGGGGTCGGTGGGGTCTCTGCCGGTGGCACGACCGCCAGCCCTGGTGGGGGTGGGCGGAGGAGGCGCCTTGGTGATGGACTTCTTTTGCCCTGTTTGCGCATCGGGCTTAGAGCCTGACTGCTTTGACCCTGAAGTGGTGGGCGTCTCTGCCTCGATCTTTGCGATCATCTTCCCGATAGTGATGCACTGCTGGGCCGGGGACTGTTTCGCGGTGCGGATAGCCAGCGCGGTGTCCTTGCCAAACTCGTACAAAATTCGGGCGACGTGCTCAGACTGAGCTACAGCGACCCCTGCGTCCGGGCACAGCTGGTTCTGTGCTAGCACCGGGTTGTTCGTCACGACGGCCGTATAGTCTTTGTGCGTCTTCGCAAAATCTTCGATCCGCTTCTCGACTACAGCACGCCGCTGAACTGCCTCATTCTGGCCGCTCATCTCGCGAACGATCTCGCGAGCAGCGACCGCTGCCTGGGCCTTTGTCCACTTCTGCATCTTCGCACGGTACTTGTCGTTGTCGAACGCGATGTCGGGATCAGCGAGATCCGGCATCGGCTCGTCTTCAACGGGAGGAGCAGCTGCAGCGGTGGTCTGTGCGGCCGTGGGTTTACCACCGCCCTTCAACCTCTCCAGTTCTGAAAGTGCATCTTTCAGCTGGGTCTGCATGTGCTTGCCAAATATCTTCGTGCCTTCGAGCAGATCGTTCAGCTCTACTATGCGTTCCTCAGCAGAACCTTTCTTCGGGGCCGGCCGAACGGGGGAAGCCTCTACTTCCTCGTCGCCAGTCAAGTCCGCGTTGGGGTCTGTGTCATCGCTGAGGTCGACGTCTGCGGTGGACGAGTCCGCGCTGTCGTCCGAAGTCCCCTCACCCGAGTCGGTCGGGTCGCCGAGTGTCCCGTCTTCGTCGACGATGGGGGCGTCTTCGTCGACCAACGGGTCCTGTGCCGCTGCTGCGGCTTTGCCACCAGGCGTGGCGTCAACATTCTGGCCCGCGGCGACGGCGGCTACTGCGGCGGCGTCAGCGGCGCGGGCGGGTGTAGCACCACGGAACGGGTTCAACTTGTCGTCGACCTGCTTCTGCGGTTGCTTCTCGTAACTCTCTAAATCCTCTCTTGAAAAAGCCATGCTAGTCTCCTGTTTACACGGAATACGCTTCCGCGAGGCGGTCAGGTCTCACCCAGACATCGAAATCAAGCAGCCTTGGCGGGCTTCTTGGGCTTGGCAGCGGCCATCGCCTTGGCGGCGGCGACCTTCTGCTCGTTCAACTCCTTCGTGTGCTGCATCGTGAGGGTATGCTTCTCGTGCATCCGCCTCATCTCGTGCGCGTGCGCCTGCGCGGCGCGCTCCATCTCTTTCTCGTGCTGCTGCTGTGCGCGTACCGACTCGGCCTGCTCGTTCGCGTACGCTAGCCGCTGGTTGTGGTGGCTCTCGTCCGCCTGCCGCAGCTGATCCGCCTGGTGCTGCTGGTGTTCGTGCGTCAGGTCCTGCAGGTGCCCGACGTGCTTGGCGGCGAGGTCCATCTGCGCCGATTGCATGTCGGTCTGCTGCTGTTGCTTGTCGGCGCCGATCTCGTGCGCCAGCTTGATGTTCGCCAGGTGCTTGCCGGCGGCCTCGTACTGGATCTTCTGCTGCTCGATCGGGCTGACCTTGGCGCGCGACTGCGCGATCTGCGCGTCGGCGGTCATCTTTTGTGTCTTGCCCTGGAGCAGCTGCATCTCAAGCTGCTGCTGCTGCTCCTGCATCTGCTGCTGCTGGTTCTTCTTCGAGCCGACGCCCTCCGCCTTCTCCTTCGCGGTCGGCTGGATGATACCCTGCTGTATGAGCGGGATACGGAGGCGGTTCGCCATCTCCTGCGCGTCCGGGGTGTCGATGTTCTTCGCGATGAGGTCCTGGATGACCGGGGCCGCGCTCGGCATCGCCTCAGCGAACGAGAGCAGCGTGTCGAGCGCCTCTTGCCGCGCCGACTGGAAGCTGGGTCCGATCACTACCTCAACGTCGTACGACCCCTTCGAGAGGTCGTGCATGATGTCGCCGGTGAACTCGTTCTCTTTGTTCAGCTCGACCATCTTCTCGACGCCGTCCTTACCGATGATGCGCTCGACGCGCTCGGAGTCCATGACGCTCGGGATCATGTCGACCATCATCTCCCAGGTGAGCTGGAGCGCTGACCCGTACCCGTCGATGAACTCGTAGCTGCCGAGGTCGGACCGTTTCGTGTGCTGCACGAGCGCCTTACCAGAGACGCGGTTCATGTCCTCGGCGTTACCGAGGGCGGGGTCGAAGTAGCCGATGGTGGCCTGGATGTCTTGGATCGACATCTGCGCGAGCGCCATAGCGCCCTGCGGCAGGTCGAGAGGAGGTGTGCGGAACGGCATACCGCCCTCCGCGTTCTTGTCGACGTTGTAGGGTAGGTAGGGGCGGGAGGCGACGTTCGCCTGGGCCCACTCGTTCTCGTAGCCCTTGATCATTGCCTCGGTGACGAGGTACGGGGCCTTGGGTAGGAGCGCGGCGCGCTCGATGATGTCAGAGGCGCGGGAGTTGTAGCTGCGCTGCGCGTCCTTCGAGTGACGGACCAGCGACTGGAACTTCTTGCGTCCCTCGATGTTGATGTAGCGCCCGGGGCAGCGCACGACCGGGATACGCTTCCAGTCGTAGTAGTACGGACCCTCGAGGACGTTGGACCCGTCGACCTTGACCCACATGACCTGCCACTTGATGGTCCGGCGGATCATCAGGTCGCCGGTCTTCTTGTTCTTGGCGATGCGTGTGACGCCGCTCTTCTCGTGCGTCAGCCCGTGGTCGTCGAGGTGCTTCTCGGTGGCCTTCAGGTCCGCGTCGTAGTCGCGCACGGTCCCGTCGGTCATCTTCGCGATCCACTTCTCGCGCGGGACGCGCTCGAAGTACTCAGCGATACGCACTTCCTTGTCCGTGAACCAGCCGTAGCTGTCGCGCGACATGTTGAAGCTTGAGCGGTTCCCGACCGGGTTCTCTCCGGTCGTGTACAGCTGGTCGCGACGATGCACCGGTTGGCGTCGCCCGCGCACGCGTCAGCGCACTGCGGGTCCCAGACCACCGTCTGCGGGTTCGCGATGTTGACGACGCGGAGTACCTGGTCGAACGCGCCCTCGCCGTCGTCCTGCATGTAGGTCGGCATGATCCGCCACGCGCCGAACCCGCCAGCTACCGCGAACTTGAACTGCTCTTTGTAGATCTGGTCAGCGCGGCTTGCCTGCTCGATTGACCGGCAGAGGCCAGCGAAAACTTCCGCCGTGCTCTCTGAGGCGCCTTCGGAAGACGGCCGCACTTTCCCGGCGGGCCGCGTCTGGCGCATGTCCGCCACCACCATGTTCACTGGCTGCAGGCAGCGGTTGAACGTGTAGCACGGTTTGCCACGGCGATTCTGTAGAACTACCGGATCCCACTGGCCCATCGCCTCGGCGTTGTAGATGAAGTTCAAATCTTCAGAGTGCATGCGCCGGTTCTCTTCCCAGGCGCCGACGCCGTCGTCGTGGAAGTTACGGATGCGCGACATGAGCGCACCCTCGTCCTCGATACTAAACCCAGGCGAGTTGGGGAGCCTACCGCGTTGTCCCGGTAGGTCCCCGATCAGATCCCAGTTGTCGCCTGCGTTCGTCGTCATTTACGTTGGCATCTCGTCCAAGATTGCGCGCTGTCCGTCGCCAACGAAGACGCCGTCGAACGTATTGGGCGGAACGTACTTCGCTGCACCGTCATTCTTCCATTCGTGCACGGGTTTTTGGTCCTTTGTCTTTCGGCCGCTATCGATCAGCCTCTGGTGCTGGACGCGTACCTGGTTGCGAATCGCCGGGTTCTTGAAGCTGTACGGGGAGATCTTCCCCTTGCGCTCGATCACCAGGTTGTTCATGCCGGCGGTGATGTGGAGGGTGTATGTTCCCAGCTGCATCTTGCGGCCGTTCGAGTCGACGCGGCGCGGGTCCTCGTCCTGCTGGCACTCCTCGACGACCTTGCCGTCAGAGGCCGGGCGCTTCACGAAGCGCCACTCGGTGACGGTCGAGGCGGTCTTCACCTTCTCGCCCGTCAGCTTGTCTGTGTGCTCTTCGGTGTGCTCCACCTTGTGGGCCGACTGCTGCCGCAGCCGGATGCCCTCTTCATGTGCCAATTTCAGCGTAACGCTCATGTGGTCTCACCCTCCGTTCGTAGTGTGCTGATCAAGAAAGTACTCATCTCGTCGCTGCGCCCCTTGAGCGAGTCGATCATGCGATTGATCTCGGCGGTGTCCCGCTTGTATCCGTAGAACACGATCCGCTTGCTGCGCGCGTCGACCAACAGAAAGATGCCCTGGCGGCGGAACTCTCGCGCCACCTCGTCGATGGGCTTCACCCACTCCACACGCCACCAGGGGTAGCCAGCTCGGGGGTCCAAGCGAACCAGGGTAGGCCGCCCTCGCTAGCCGGCGGGGCCTTCGCTACGTCGAAACCGGACATGACGTTATATCGGGTCGCATCCATTATGTGGTCGTTCTTTTTTATAATGTTGCCCTTCTCGTCGCGACGGTAGAGGCGCACCTCCTTGAACCAGTTCGTGAGCGTGCTGAAGACGCGCAGCTGCTGCGTCGAGAGCATGTCCCAGGTCTGGACCAGACCAGACACGACAGTGTTGTCGGCCTTGCTGACCTTCAGCCCGAGCCGGCAGTAGGC